GCTCTCCCTTAATCAACTACTTACACTTTACTGCTGGCTATGTCATCTTGTTTCCTTTTCCTTATTATGCTGTTATAATAACACAGTTTAAGGATAAGTCAACCTTTTTATTTGTTTTGGCCACAAAAAAAACGCCCGGAAAAGTATCTGGACGTACATGTTGGCGCCTTATCCCAACTTGCGAATTCTTTTGCTACATCTATTTATGCAGGAAATATAAGGCCCTTATAAAAGGGCGATATATTAACTATATTTTGTTTGTGCCCAACCTTTACCAGCGAATGGATTAGTTACCAATGCTTTGTATACACTGGTAGTATTTGTATACACATCATCTATTGCCAAATAGAAAGTATATCCACTCCATGCATAACCAGTAGGTGCTTCTGCTGGTACTGTAAGTGTAGCGCCGTTAATAGCATGGTTGTTAGTGTTAATTGTCATATTGGTTTGATCTTCATTTAGTGTACCCGCATCTGTGTGGTATACTACATCTTGCCAATAATACAGGTCACCAATCTTGTCAACAAGTGGTTTACCGCTTACACCTTCCCAAACTGCACCGTTTCTTGTCATTTCATTTAGACCCGGATAACTGTCATATTCAGTGGCACCGCCTGCACTAACACGAATTGCGCCTATGCTGGCTGAACCAGCATTAACAGTAATACTCAAACTATGTGTTGTTGTTGTACTATCATCTGCATTATTGTATGTGAATTCAAACAGCTCTTCTTGGTCCGCCGTATCTGAGATTGGATATACATCAACATTTGACGCTGAAAGAGTACCGTTATACACTTGTGCTCCTCCCCATGATACTGTTAAATTTGTATCTGCGGCATGGTTATGTCCGAATACTTTAATTGTTCTGTTAGCCATTTTAATTCCTTATTTGTATTATCTATTGATAAATGTCTTTACAAATCTATTTACCTCCAATGCTGGAATATAAATGGATCCTTACAATTATGTGGTTTTGGGTCTCCATGAAATATTAATACACTGGTATCTGGATTAATCACTGTTTCGCCACCTTGATTTAATGGTTTTCTATACCTGAAGTCATAACCACCTTCACGTGCTTGCCATCTATAACTTAAAATTCTATTGGTATCATAGAAAGCAACATCATCTTTTACCTGACTATAGATATAGTCCTGATCTCCATGCCATGGACAACGTGGATTGTTTACCACACTTTTTAAATCAAAGTTTCTATACACATAATGATAAACTTTTGGATCAAACCACATTATACTACTGTTTATACAATATCGCGAACTTTTCATAAGGTACTTGAAGTCTCTTGGTGCCCAAAATCTTCCGCTATCCAGTTGCCACAACCAATCTATATTGCCGACAATTACAGTGTCTAAGTCAAAGTAAAGCATTTTTGTTGCACGTTTGGGCCAGTGTTTGCTGTTAAACAATTGTACTTTGTACCACCAACTGCTTTTAGGTCCTCGTATACCTTCCCACTCTTCTATATCGTGTCTGATATAGTTATCAGGTACAAATCTGTTGCTTTCTGTGTACACATGCATTCTTACTGTAGGTGTAAGATTACGTTCCAAACTTCTGTACAGTTTGTCTACGTAACTCCAATCATACAATGTGTGGTGTATTAGACATGCACAGTCAATGTACTCACCTACTCCAGTGCGTTTTTTAATCTTGTCAACCATAAGCCGTTGTTTATCTCATCTACTGTGTATTCAGTGTGACTTATTTCTACAAGCCATTTGTCTTTGTTTTTCTTACGTGGAGGATTTTCAATTTGTTTAAGTTTAATGCTCATTGGGTATGCTAAACTTTTTTTATCAACAACAATATTTGTACCAGAAATTACTGCATTTATTCCTGGGCCACTACAATAATTTACAATAGCATGATAGCCAAAATGTAAATTAAAGCCGTCATAGGTACCGCCTACTTTTTGAGGTACCACTATATCACAGTTTTGTAAGCGGTTGTTTGAGGCAAACATATTAAAACGATGATAAGGTATAAATGGCTGACAACGAGGATGATACCTCACTAAAATTTTCCTGTCAGTGTATTTTTGTATTTTCTTAACAATTTCTATAGTGTAATTTTCTAAACTTGGCATGCCTTCCCATTGAAGACTTTTATTATGTTGCCCTGCAACTAAAATATCGTCACCTGCTATTGGTTCTTGTAGAGAAATGCCAAGTTTTTGAGGGCGATCCCAGTCTAAATCCTCTTTGTGTCCGTAGTAACCTTCTGATGTAATGTTGTTTACTGCTATTTTCCAAGTAACATCTCTTTCTAATGCACCTGCATCTATTATCAAAACTGGTTTTTCGAGCGAACGATAGTGTTCATATACTCTTTTGTTCTTGCTCATTCGGCCATTCCATAGTATACTCCATATAACAACAGCATCACAGTCGAGAGAGTTTTCAACAGGTGTTATACCAGCATCTCGACAGCTGTTCAAAAATGCATCCATTACTGGTTTGCTATTCAAAGCACACTGCTCAGGATAATATGCAATGTTATTAATCAAAGGTTAAATACCCGTATGAAACGTTATACAGTAATTACCACCTTTAATCAACAGGGTCTTGAAAAATATGGTCAACGTATGATTAGTACGTTTGAAGAGTTTTGGCCAGCAGAAGTTGATCTAGTTGTGTACACAGAAAAATGTACTCCACAAATAACAAAGCCTAATGTAAAGTGCATTGACCTTATAGCAAATAGCAAACACTGTAAACGTTTTATCAAAAGACATAAAGATAATCCTGAAGCAAATGGTGGAATAGGTCCACACAACGAACACATTTGGAAACCAAATAAACATTTCAAATGGCAAGGATTACGTTTTAGTTACAAAGTTTTCAGTATCTACCATGCAATGCAAAATATAGACACTGAATGGGTCATATGGTTAGATGCTGACACACTAACACATAGTACTATTACAATGAGATTCCTTGACAGTGTTTCGCCAAAAGACTGTGTTATAACACATTTAGGAAGAGGTGATAGATATCACAGTGAGTGTGGATGGGTCGGGTATAATAAAACCAATCCTATGTGTACGGACTTTGTAGAAGATTTTGCAAATATGTACAAAAGTGATACAATGTTTAACTATCCTGAATGGCATGATAGTTACTTGTTTGATGTACAAAGGAAGATATATAGAGATACAAAAGATGCACACTTTCATAATTTGAATCCTGATCCAGATCTAAAAGGTTTAGCAGGACATCCATTTGTAAATAGCGAACTTGGTAGGTATATGGATCATATGAAGGGCGATAGAAAAACGTTTGGCCATAGCGAGCCAAGAGATATAAAGTTGCACGGTGATTTACCATACTGGAAAGGCATCAGAGGTGTTAGATAAATTAATTTTTAGTATTGCATTAAGTTCACACATTGGATTGAGTGGCGACTTTGCAAATATACATCCGCATGTTCAATATCAATTACCCAACAATTATATAACAGGCGTGTTTCATAACAGTGACAAGCGAGCAGGCATATACTTTGGAAAACGTACAACATACAAACAACTTGACATTGAATATGGTTTGACTCATGGCTATAAAGGTTGGGATATTGCACCAATGATAAAAGTCAACTATGGCAACGTATTTGTAGCACCAGCGGCCACTGAAGACGAAGTTGGCATGGTTGTAGGATTGGAGGTAAAGTTCTAATGTATCAAGCACACGGATGGTGGTTTGCAGACCAAGACACACATTTTGCACACATGATTGATAAAAATATAAAGAAAGGTGGACCGCCTACGTACCAAGAACCAGTGCGTAAAAAAAGTTTAGGATATGTCAACAGATTTGGTGTGGCCATCGATATAGGTGCAAACGTAGGATTATGGAGTAGAGATCTAGCACAGAGATTTGAAAGAGTTATTGCTATTGAACCTGTTGCTACATTTACAGAGTGCTTAAAAAAGAACGTGCCAGGGTGCAACCTTGAAGTATGGCCAATAGCTCTTGGCACAGAAGACACCACAATCGACATGGTTATCACAGAAGGCAACACAGGACATAGCCATATTAACAAAAGCACGATTGGCAGTGGGCAAGTACAAATGAAAAAACTTGATTCGCTTGGACTCAACTTTGATAGTATAGATTATATCAAAATCGATTGTGAAGGTTACGAAATGCAAATACTACAAGGCGGCGAAGAAATTATAAAATATCATAAGCCAACGATTGTGGTAGAGCAAAAATTACATACTGACACTGGTATTACTAAAGAAACACAATATGGTGCAGTTGATCTTCTCAAAAGTTGGGGTGCAAGAGAACTTGGTAGAGTTAGGAACGACTGTATACTAGGTTGGTAAGTACGGCTCAAAGTGTCTAAAGATATCGCCATTCGAACTCTGCTCTATAGTCCAGTGTGCTTGTGCTAAGTCCATAAACCATTGTGTACGATCAGGCATACGAGGATTCATAATATCTTTAATGTTATGATTAGCAACGTCCCAGGTTACTGCACTTTCTTCTGCAACAAATGTAGGTATGCCTTTCAGCACACTTAGCACACTGCTTGAACTGTTATAAAATACGGCACATCTTGCAGTTTTCATGCTTTGATGTAGTGTTACATTCATACTATCAATAAGTTCAACACGCTCATATTGATTTACCCAACTCCAGTCACGTTTGACTTTTGTGCCAGTACGGTTTAAATCACCAGGATGAGCTCTTACCATAATAGGTTCGTTGGTTCGGCTTTGTAGAACTTTAAGGGTTTTTCTGAGCCATGCTTCTTGATCAAAACCTTTAGCATTCCAGCCGTTGTCTCTTTGCAAACAGATTAATATATTATCTCCATCATTGCTCCAAGGACTGTCAACAAGGCTCAGACTGTTTTTAATCATGTTCCAATGTTTGTCTGTGCTATTTTTGTTAGCATAGTTACCACTGTTCCAAAACACATTATCAAGACTGTATCTTAACCACATGTTTTCATGCTTGTGGTGAAACTTAAAGCAACTGCCATCAATGCTCATTACTTTACCACCAGTGAGATCTTGTTGATGTATAATAGCATCACGGAAATAGATATGTGGTCCACTAAAGCTCATACCTACCCAACCAAGTATCACTGCTAGTCTAGTCTTGTATACTTTTCTGTCTTGTAGATTATCGTCGACAAGCCAACGCACGCCACATCTGGCTGCACCTTCACCAAAGGCTCTCATTACCTGTACTTTTATGTTGTGGTTTCTAATTTTTGGCAACGTGCCCAAATAGACAACAACATCGTAATCCCACGTAGTCATTGTTAACTATTTAACTCCTGCAATATACTCCACGCAGTACCGTTTATCATTTCTTCAGGGGTAAATTGTGCATATGCTAGGTTGCAACAGAATTGTCTTATACGGTCGACTGTCGGCATTAACGGATTTTCAATACGTGCCAAATCAGTATTTGCTAAAGGTTCAGCGGCATTTGGACCCATAGTAAAAACTGGCTTTCCGTTGATTAAAGATTCTACTGCGGCTATACTGTTATATGTTACCATACAGTGTATATCGTTATCTAGTGCCATTTCAATTGTATCATCATTTGTGCGGATGTGCCGACTTTGTTTTTCTCGTATTATAATTGGTCTTTCAGTGTACTGTGCAATTGTTTGTGTAGTGCTTTCAATCCATTCTTTAAGATCAACTCCCCAATAGCTCAGTGCTTTTTGACTTGGTGGACACAATAGAATATTCTTGCCTGGAGTTTTTCTTTTAATACTAACACCACACTTGATAAATCTATCATCTGAACAGTTATGGTCAATTGGAAGATTAAATTGCAAACTATTTTTGCTTATTCTGTGATATCTTTTTGTCTTGGCATTTCCAAAATATCCTGTATCAATATAATAAAAATCTCTGCCATCTTCTACGGCTTTGTGCATAACTTTTTTCTTAGCAATACCTCGGACTACAATTGGTATACTAACATCTAAATCAAGCAAGTTCTTGCTACCAGCAAACACACCATGACTGCCTGATAGAAAGTTGTCTAAAATAGCATCCATTTTCAGTTCCTTTCCTGTTTTAAGATCACCTTGTCCACCTGCATCGACTATTCCAACAACGGCGTAATCTTGTATTGTTTTACTAAATGTAGCTAAACACTTTTCAAACACATTGTCTGAGTATATTGTAAAAGGATCTCTTGCCGAAACTATCATATCTTCTAGTAGTGTACGTAGATGTATTGGTACGGTAAGGTCTTTTATTTCTATAACTCTACTATCGCTTTTGCTCTCTACATAACCTTCGTAATATCTATTCCACACATCAGCATATCCACACTTTTGATGATTAGCAAACCATGGACCACCTTCAGTATAGTGCAACAATGATGGCTTGCCATCTCTGCCTTCTACATACCAATCAACGAGCCAATTCCACTGTGGACCCAGTAATCCAATATCTTTATCTTTTAACCAACTGAATCTGTGCAAGTATGCTCCAGTGACTTCTGGATCATTGACTAAATCTAGTGTAACTTGCTTGTTATCAGGATGGGCACAATTCCATACAACCATCGAACTCCAGTTTTTACGTGGATATGCAAGTTGCTGTTGTCCATCCATCTTCATACCTGGCGGAGGTGTGTAGTCGTGTTGAACACAACTTACGGCTTTATTTGGATCAACATCGGCTATGAGTTCTGCAATATCAGTAAGCATAACCATATCACTGTCCATAAAGATAGCAGTGCCTTCATAGTTATTCAAATGAGGTACTAAAAAACGTGTAAATGTAAATTCTGTACTTGCAAGTTTGTCAACATCACGCCAATAAACGTTTTTAACTCGCAGTTCATTCTGTTTAAGCATAACAATGTTTACTGGTATAGTAGCATGTTGAAGTATGCTATGTCTACACACTTCTGCGGCAATAGGTTCGCGACTATCCCATCCTATATAAACTGTTAGCATTAATCAATTCTTTCTATATCATCTTCAGTTAGTTTAGTGCCTTTCCATACTTCAACAATGTGTGCAGGCTCGTCTGAATCATTTACACCTTTATGCCAAACGTTACTAGGAATATCAATTGGATTTGCTGGTACAAGGTTTTGTCTTTGCGGATCATCAGGAGTACTACGTTGAGTGGTTAGTACATGTGCTTTTCCGCTAACCAAGTTCCATGTTTCTGATCTGTGTTGATGACGTTGCATACTTAGACTACTGTTTGGATTGATTACCAGTTCTTTAACTGCAAAGCCATCACCTTGGTATAGCTCTCTATAATGACCCCAGTCTCTTTCAACCTTTGGAGCCTCCCAGTCTTTAAGTATCCAACTGCTTGAATTCTTTTTGTCGTCACCGCCTACACCAAAAGCAAAACTTACATGTTCTATTCCACAGTCTTCTTCTGGTGTACTGCCAGATTTTCTGTCACCACCATTAGCAAATATAATCTTTGCATCTGGATTGTACTCACGCATGTCTTTTATAAATTTAATCGCAGTGTCATCGTCGTCGTAGTCGTCCTCGAATCCTACGCACTGATCCACCATAAGCAACTGACTGATAATGGCACCTCTTTCTTCTAGTGGCATGAAATGCCTACCTTTTTTACGTTTAAGCCATGCATCACTATTAATACCTACTGCCAAATGATCTCCCATTGCTTTAGCCGCTTGAAGATAAGCAATATGTCCACTGTGCAGTGGATCAAATCCACCAGTCACAAGCACAATAGTTTTTGGTAATGGTTTTCCGTGTGCTTCATTGTACGGTAAATCGTCTTCAGGATCTTTCTTGTTGTTAGTTCTAGTTGGCAATTCAACCATTTTGTACCTCTTTTGTAAGTTCGTTCTTACGGTTTTTCATCCAATTAATTGCAGTGTGTATATGCCCAGTTGCACTTGGTTGTAGACAACTTTCTGCAAACTTTATCTCATCCTCTAATATCAAAATACGTTCAATTTTTTGAATACGAGACCGTGTCATTTCAGTGTCTATCATTATATACCTACTTAATTATAACCTTTGTTTCTTTTTACGTTCCAAGCAATTGCAGTTTGTAAACCACCTGGTTTGTTGTCGTTTACAACAATCCTTTCGCCATGATGTATTCCAAATATAGCCATGTCGTAACGCAGTCCGTGACTTTCAATTACATCAAGTGTTTGGCGTTTAATGTAATGAGGACGTGCAGTCATTATTATGATCAAGTCGTCTTTTGGTATCTGTGCCCACATCTCTTTTACACCAGGTAAAAGTTTATCATTTTCGTATGGTGGCTGATTTACTTGAAATATAGTACCATCAACATCAACGATCCAAGTATGTCCTAAGTTTGTACTAAGTTCAAAAGGAAAAACATCTGCTACTTTTTCCGTTGGGTAATTAGTGTTGTTGTAGTCAAAGTCTTCTATCATTTATCTACTTTCTCTAGTATCACTGTGTACTTTACAATTTCTATTGTGAGGTGCCTAATCTTCTTTATTTTAGGTCCTTGAATACTTTCATGAATAATATTCCAACCAGGTATCTGTTGAATTTTATCTTTCCACCACTGTGGCTTCTCAACTATGAGATGAGCATTACGCCCATCACTTAATCCTTTTTTTGAAGGATGACATGCAATAAAATGATGCTGATATTTTGTTCCAATTGTAAACAAGTTTTCTAATACACTATCAATCTGCTCTGGTTCTATGTGTTCAAGTACATCTCGACTGTACACAAGATCAACAGATTCTGGTAGTTCAATAGGATGCATAATAGGATCGTAACTGTATATGTCCATTGATTCAGATTTTAAACTATCCAGCGGTGTACCTTTGCCGCATCCAAAGTCTAATATGCTAGTGACCGGGTGATCAATTAAAAAGTCTGTGAGTACCTTTGGCGCACCAGTTGCAGTGCCAAAGCTCTTACGTGAGTGTAGTCTTTCTAATTCTTTTGTATATTCTGGGCTATTCTGCATCTGATCTCCTTACATAAAGAAAGTCTGCTTTGTCGACTCGACTGTGTAAAACATAACCATAACTTCTAAGTAGTTCAAAAGGGTCCGGCATGTCTGCAGGTTGTCTATCCTTGTGTATTCTTACTTTTGCTTCTAGTAAAACAACCGGTGAATTATTTTTGAAAAACTCTTTTGCTCCTTCAAGTAAATAACCTTCATGGCTATCACAATCTATTTTTATGAAGTCTATATCTTCAAAGTGATAACTGTCGAGGTACAAACACTGCACTTCTGTTTGGTCATGAACATATATATCTTTTGGCAATTCTACTTTGTCGCTTACCCAACCTTGAAACGGTGTTTTACCTTGATACAATGTTTTCAATTCATTAACATTGCTGAGTGCAATATTGTAAACTTCCGCATTTGTAATATTGCGTTCTGCTAAATTTTTTAAACAACAAGTATGTGTCAAAGGATGAGGCTCAAATCCAATAACGTTATCAAACAAACCAGCCATGTGTACTGTGCTATCGCCAATCCATGTACCAACATCGATTGCATTTGTAGTTTTCTTACAATGTTCTACTGCAATGTTAATAGGACGCTCACAAGGAAAACTATCGTCACGTAGATAATCACCAGAGCGGCCACTGGTTTTTAAAGTTGTTGTCCACCAATTTCCGTTTTTTGTTATCATTGTTGTCTCATATCCATAAGGCTTTTATCCAACCACGGAAGCACAAGATCTTTCTGCCTAATCATCCCATATTTTTCTATACTTTTTACTGCTACCTCTGGTAGTAGATCAGTGTCATCGATTAGATTATATAGATTTGTTGTTTTAGGGTCCATTGGTTTGGTATTACTTTTATATACAACTGCAAATATCCAAGGATCTCCAATTATTTTTTTGAAAAATCCTCCCTTGCAATCCCAACCATTTACTGCCAACATATACAACAACATCGGTATAGTATAATGATGCTTGTAATTCATTTGGGCATTATATTCTAACATGTTAAATTCAACATTGGTGGTTTGTTTTACTGCTATAGTCAACATTGCATCTTTATTTGCAATATTCCACCAGTTGGCCAATGCTTGATAAGGATTGACTATAAACTGCAAAGTATCATGACAGTATAAAATATCAAATTTTTTCTTAGTTTTTGATAACAGTTCAGGAGCACCTTTTTGAAAAGATACACCGTTATGCTTTGGCACTAGTTTCTCAATAGAGCTCTGTCCTACACATTTAATATTCAATGGTGTTTTTTGTTCATCACGTGCAGTTGCGTTTGCAAACCATAACATGTTCAATGCTTCAGTATCACATCCTAGGTCCACAACACGCCCAATGCTTTCCATAAAATCATCATATTGATAAAACAGATCGAGAAGATGTGTTTTACTATGCTGAAATGCTAGTTCTTGACTTGTAAAGCTGGTGTAATTCGTCTTCAAGTTTCTTAGCCTTTTGTTTTTGCACCGTAAACGCAGTTTTACTTATATTGTCTACTAGTTGTGCATTGTTTTCTAATCTTTGCCAATGGGTGTGTCGGAGTGCAACTGTGTCAAGGTTGCTAAATCTATGTGCTTCTGCTACGACTTTATCCATTCTAGTATTTGGGTCAGAGTCATTATCATAACTATGATCAATTATATCATCAAATACATCAAAGCCTTGCTCACGTATTTTTTCTACTAGTCCAGGTACTGCATACCAAATTGGAAATTGATACCACGCAAATGTTTTGTAACTTTTTTCTGTAATAAAAATATTTCGCCATGACAAACTATCTGTCTGATTACTTGTTTCAACAATTAATTGCACCGGTGCAGCATAAAACAAGTTGTGCTCAGGATTATATTGTTCTGCTTCGCCTGAACGATCATCTGCAACGTACATAGGATATGGGTGCGGGCTTATCAATCGTCGCCATTCGTCAGGAATAGTTTTTGGAAATGTTCCAAGTGTTATTCTAATGTCTGCAGGATCAAATACCTCTAGTATTTTCTTTGCTATTGTGCAACGGCTTTCACTTGCACGCCGCATCAGCACTACTAACTTGCGATCCATTTGTAAGTCTTCAAAATTTATATTTTGCTTTTTAAGTATTGCATGCCAACTTGCAATGTATATAAGCCTTTGAGTATTGCATTCAGCAGGATAGGGCAATTTGGCTGTGTCTTCATAGCAACTGAACAAGACACCAAATTGATACATTGGAAATCCAAGCTCAGATAGCATTATGCGAAAAGGTTCAATGTCATCTGCATTGTGTCCTTCCCAATTTGGGTTAACAATAATATAAAACTGTTTTAGGTCCTCAACAGTGAGATTAGCACGTTCTAAATCTTCAGCAAACAATTGGCGCCAATATTTTTTTACTTGCCGACTATATACACGATTAAATTCATGTTGTATCCATATGTTGTACCAAATAAAATCTCCTTTGATACTGATACGTGCTGGCATCATACCTGCACATCCTCCATGCCAGCAGTACGTAATCTAACTATATGTCCTAGTTGCCACTGCTTTGTGTCTAAGCCTTTCATTATGCCTAAATATTTGTTACGCAGTAGAGCAACTTCGTTTATTATTGTTTCAAAGTCAATAACTTCATCTTCGCCATCTACATATTTTTCTGCATCGCGACTGCTCAATGCACGAGCATAGCCTTCCAAGTACTTTTGAAAGTGTTTACGTCTTATTTTACGTAACTTTATGTTTAGAAAATTTAGTACTGCTTCAATTTCTTGTAGTTGATTAAATCGGTGCTCTGTAAGTCCTGGTAATGCTTTTATGTTTTTTTCAACAAGTCCACCAACCCTACATTCACTCTTTGCTATCTCTAACTCATGTTCAAAATGAGTTATAAAGCCAGGAATCTCTGCAAGATTGTTGGTTACTTTGCTATACCACATATACTAGTACTCGTCGTAGTTAAATTCACCGTCTTCGTCATACTGGTCAAGTAATTCATCACGTTCATCTTCTTCGAGATCATCTTCTTCGTATTCTCCGAGATAGTCGCCAACTGCTAGTTTTATGGCTCCGTCAAACTTAAATGCATCTCTTATTTCTTCAGCACTGTACGGTCCTATTAATGCTTCGACAACATGATTTGCAGCTTCTTTAACATCTCCTGTATCGTGCATAAATTGGCGTGTTTCTTTCCAAACCAATGCGGCTATTTCTAATGACAAAACTCGTCTCCTCTTATTTTTTTGTTCGGTGTACTTATAGTATGTTCGTTAATTCTTTATATGTTTGTTTATAGTCTTGATTTCTTATTTTATCTGTTATACTTAAGAAATCAATCATGTCTGTTATATCTGTTGTTACTTTTGTGTTATTCATTAAACTTAGTATTGGCTCAATTAGTTTTAAAAAATTTATTTCATTGTACTGTAAAAGTTTATCTGTGATATACTTTTTCTGTGTCTTATTGAACAAACAAAAGTTCAGTTGTTTAGGATACAATATTGGATTTACACTAAGTGGCAGTTCATACTGCTTACAAAATTTGTATAGCTCATACATATCCAAAATGTTCAGTGTAGAGATTGTACTAAACACATTTAGTGTTAAATTTGTCTCAGTGATATTTTTATACTTCGTCACTGTATCTATAACCTTATCCCAACTTTCTCCATATCTTTCATATTCAAACTTATCACCTACATTGTCAATGCTAAAAATTAACTGAACTTCTTTAAATTGTTCCCACAGTGGCAACAGATGTGTTGCGTACTGTGTTGCATTTGTGTTGTAGTGTATTGTTATTTCCCTGCTTTTTTGTTTATCAATAAAGTATTGTAACATAGAACCATGTGTTTTGTCAAGTAAAGGTTCTCCTCCTGCAAATTGCAAATACTTTAAGTCTGTTGTAATGTATTCAAGATCCTTCCATACTTTTGATCCGCTTACATCTGTCCATTCTTTTTTGCGTAATACTAAATCGTCATATTGTGGATATGCTTCACGATTTGCAAATACCTCGCTGGTCCACTTACTGCTTATACTCGGCCCACATATTCTACATGCCAAATTGCAAGTACGACTTAGTTTAATATCCATACTGCTTAGGTTGTTGGTGTATATATCATTGTAGTCTATATCAAAAATTTTATCTCTAAAAGAATATTGGTCGTTGATACGTTTACTTTTGATGCCATTTTTTTCATTTTGCCAACAAAGATCACACCCATCAGGTAATTTACCTTCAAGGAATTCTTGTCGTAGTGTAGAAAAATCTACATTTCTAACTGATGTACTTTCTACATTTGGAATATTTGTTTGTTTGTATTTGGTTCCATATTGTTTTTTCTCTCCATACAAACAACAAGGAGACATATTGCCTTGATTCCTTATTTCTAAATTCATCCACGGACTAGCACATATTGTATCTGGTATGTTAAAGTTTGTAGGATCAGTAACAGTTTCATTGCCTTGTTGTTCAATATGTACAAAACACTCATCAATATCAAGATGCTTTAGTATACGATTTAGATAATTGTAAAATGGTTTGGTATCAACATTAGGTACTGAATCAATCAAAACTATACGTTGATTTGGTTCATAATAATCACGGTTGTACTTAACAAGTTCTCTGTACAGTTGATTTATTGGTCGTTCTAAAAAGTATTTTACTTTTTGTATATATAAAATATCATACTGTGCTAACTTGTCATTCAGTTGGTTGCTCATGCAATTCTTCTACTACTACTTCTTCTTCAGGAATACTTAGCACTTCTTCAATTTTATTGAAGTCTAGCATTACCTTATCTAAACAACCATCCTCGTTACGTTCCCATGCCTTACGAAACTGTAGTATCTCTTGATTGTCGCTAGTTAGAAAACGTAATCTGTTGCCTTGCTTTGTTAACAAGCCTGTTGCTTCTGCCAGATCAACCAATCCACTATAAGGATTCATTCCTGTTTCATATGGAATCTTAACCTGTACTGATTCAAATGGTTTTGCATATCTGGTTTTCATAACCTTACAAGCGGCACGTATACCTTTTACCTGTGATATCTTGTTGCCATCTTCGTCTTCTTTGAGTTTAAGTTTACGCATTGCAACAACAATACTTGATGCATAGATAAAGCCTTGTCCACCTGATATCTTATCATCAGGATCAAACATATCTTGTGATGCATACGTATGGTTAGTACATACCATTCCAACGTTGTAACTACCAAACATGTTTACTGTGTTACGAACAAGTGCAGTAAGTGCTTTAGGCTTTCTACCTAAGTCACCTTTCATATCTCCAGATTCAAACTGATTAACATCAGTTGGTGTAAGCATCATGCCTAAACTATCAATAACAAACAAAACCTTAGGACGTTCGCCATCTGGCAATGCTTTGTAGTCTTTCATAAATGTGCTTACTGTTTTAGCAACATCGTCAATCATGCTCATTGCAAGTTTAAGCAGTTTGCTTTCGTCAGTATCAACACCTAGTGCTTGTAACCATGCCTCATCAAGTGCATTTTCTGTGTCAATAAGCACAACAAATATGCCTTGCTCTTGTGCATGTTTAACAATATTGCCTGCGGCAAAATAACTTTTTCCTGCGCCAGATTCACCAGCAAACACTGTAACTTTACCTAGTGGACAACCTTTGTG